AAGCTAAAAAAGAAGCTGAAGAATTGTTTAGTAGTGGAGAGCATTACGAACAAGGCTATCATCCAGTAGAAGAAGGAATGGAGAATGTTAAAATAGATATGATAGAGGATGAAAATGGAAATAAGTTATAGTATCTATGTTGAGAGTGATGAGGGGTTTTGCCCCTCATCATACGACATGGCTCGTGATATCGAGGAAGCCCCAAGCTTAATTGATCTTGAGCCACTTCCAGCGATGACTAGATTTTTAGATTTTAGTAAAAATGCATATATAAAAAAATCTATAAGATTAGGAAAATGGAAAAATAAAAAATGGTGCGACGATTTGTCAAATGGTAGAATTCAATAAAAATACTATTTGTATAGTAGCCCACATTTGAAGATTTATCGGCTCTTAAAACTATAAATCTTAACGGGACTTGCACCGGCAAAAGCAAGTACAGTCGAAGTTCGGAGATAGCTAGACTTTAAATAGAAATCTTGGAGATTTAGCGTAGAGAAACACCGGTTATTAATTTGCTCTGCGCTACTGATCCCTGATCTTATTAACTTGGCCCAAGCTTCCAATTGATCACTGGAGGTTATGACCTGAAAGGATGGTTGGTCAATCTCTAATAGGACCTGGGATCAGTCATTATTGACTGTGAGAATAAACACTAGAACACGGGTGAAGCTAATCGGAATAGGCCCCCGATGAAACCGGCTAACTAGCTAGCGCCGGGCCCCGCGTAGCATAGTGACTGATCATTATCCTTGAACCCTAGAATTGTGAGCGCAAGCTCACAAGCTGGGAAGGTGGGAGGGTGGGCCCGTAGGCCACAAGCACATTAAAAAAAATAATTGTTGACAGGCAGCACCAGCCTGATAGTATGGGATTTTATAACAACTAATAGAAAGGATAATATGACTAAATCAATCAAAGCGGAATATTTACCAGGAGGCGCGAAGCGTCAAGAGCTGCTGGAGCAGGTCCCTGAGTACTTACTGAAGCCCGGCGCGGATCAAGCGACAAAGCATATGTTTTGTCTTGAGAAGCTTAAGCTCACAGAGACTGAGTACCTGGAGGCCCTGAACAAAGCAACCAATGGAGGACTCGTTGAAGCGGCGTGGAATTAAAATTAAAGCAGGCGACCTGATGCCGTGGTTCTTACAGGACCACGACACGCTCCCGCAATGGTATCTTGACGATACAAAGAAATTTTTTGATTGGTTGAGTGGGAGGGTGGGCCCGAAGGCCACAAGCTCGCAAGCAAAAATAAAACTTGACAGCTAGCTCTCAAGCTGGTATGGGATATTATAACAAAGAAAGGATAACAATATGAATATAAAAGAAGCTCAAGCAATAACACACACGCTGTCGAAGCCTGGCAAGATGCCCGGCTGGGCGTACAGCACACCGGCGCACGAGTGCAAGACTGGGACGAAGCTCCGGGCCGTTGCTGGCAGCGTATGCGCGAACTGTTACGCGTACGAGCGCGGCAGGTATAGATTTCAAAATGTAAAGGATGCACAATATAAAAGATTCGCAGCGCTCAAGCATCCACTATGGGCCACCGCGATGGCGTTACAAATTAATTCTAAAAAGGTGAAGTATTTCCGCTGGCACGATTCAGGCGACGTACAGAATCTGGACCATCTTAACAAGATCTATGAAGTCTGTAGACTGTCACCTGATGTTAAACACTGGATGCCGACGCGCGAAGCGTGGGTGAAGGACCACCTGGCCAGCTGCCCTGACAACTTGATTGTTAGATTAAGCGCGCCAATGATTGACCAGCCGGCACCGTCGAGCTGGGTCCACACGTCAACGGTAGTGACCAGCGGCAGGACTTGCCCGGCCCCTGATCAAGGCAATGTTTGCGGCAGCTGTAGAGCTTGCTGGGACAAAGACATTAAGAATATAGCATACGGCGAACACTAAAATGCACGTATTCAAACATCCAAAATTTTATGAAGAGTATAGGCAAAGGGCCAAGAGAGAACAAGCCCGCAAGCGAGCAAGCGAAGGGGGGCGGGTGGGCCCGAAGGCCACAAGCTCACAAGCTGACAAGCCCGCAAGCGATCAGGCGTCAAGCGGTTCGCGAACCAACAAGCGCTGAATGTGGTCCCAGTCGTTCATTGCAAGTGTTGGAGTTTCCCTGTGGTCTACAAGCAGACCGTGGATCGAGGAGCTTTCATAAAGTTTTACGTTACCTACAAGAGGCTCTTGTAGTAGGATAAAATTCCGATTAGTTCTGGTCAAGTGAAACATTTTTTGATGAGGGCTGAAGCTTATCTTTGGGCCTCTAGCTATCTTCATCTCAACCATAAAAAAACCACAGTTATCATTGTATCCCAACAAATCAGGCACACCAAAGGATGCCCAAGATTCCAGTCTTGTCCACTGGATTTTAGGTGTATTCTTCTTAATTAACTTCCAAAATTTTGACTCTGGTTTCACCGGAATTCCTACTTGATAACTATACTAAATTACGGTAAATTACAAGTATGACACAACCTAAAAGATTAACAGAACAACAACGTAAATTTGCAGAATTGCTAGTTTATAATGAAGGTAAGATGTCACCAGCAGAGGCTGCTTACGAAGCAGGCTACAAGACTAGGGCCCGTAAGGCTGCAGCAGAAATGCGTAACCCAAAATACTTTCCATTAGTTGTCAGCTATATTGGCGAATTAAGGGCAGAAGTAAGGGAGAAATATGGCATAACTTTTGAGAAGCACGTCACAGAATTAGCACAGATAAGAAACAAAGCATTAGAAAACAAAGCCTGGAGTGCTGCTGTAAACGCAGAAGTGGCTCGTGGTAAAGCCGGTGGACTGTATGTAGATCAGAAATTAGTTATGACAGGTAATATAGATAATTTATCTGCAGATGAGATAAAAGATAAACTTAAAAAGATTCTGGATGATAACAAAGAGATAATTAATATTACGCCTGAAGATATCGAATCAAGTACACTAGAATTGCAAGAAGAATCCAACCTTGATTCCCATTCACAAAAGAATTAACTTTATTTAAAATTTTTCTAGGTAGTTTTTTTACGAATGCTAACTTGTTTATAACTGGTTTGTATTCCATTTGAATCTGGTCCTTTCCTTGGTGGAAGTTGATCCCATTTTACATTGGGCATATTCTTTGTCAATGTAGGGTTTCTTTCTGCTTTGTTTCTTAATGATTGCTTGTAGCTATCATTCAAATCAGATTGTTCTTGTTCCATTTTATTTTTCATTTATTTTTTCCATACGTACTATACACCCTTTAGGGAATACATTTCTATCACTAAATAATTCATCATTAACTTCATAACTTGCAAAAGTTCTAACATTCTTTTTATCTTTGTTAAGTAAGTATGCGTGAGTTATCATCTCCGATGGCATAAAGCCTGCTGCTGTGTGTAAGTCTGCGTGCCCGCTGTCACCCGTGATGTCCAGCCACGTGATCTTATAGAAGTAATATCTCTTCTTCTTAATTACAACAGATTTGTATTTAGATTTCTTAAGTCGTCTCATATCAAATCTTATACTGTATAGGGAGATTTTTGGGCAAAAAAGTTTTTAAAAAAAATAAAAAAATCCCCGCGCGCCGAATACAGTACTGTGCCAGAGCAAAAATCAAAAAAGCTAGCAATACCAACAACTGTGCCAAGCTGTGCCAAGGGGCGTGGCACACTATTATTCGCTTATACCAACACTTATAAGCCAAAATAGGGGTGTGCCAAGTGTGCCAGAGGTTTTTTTTACTTTTAAAAAAATAAAATTGCTCCAGAATTCCCCTATACACTGGCACATTACTTATCTTTGAACACATTTGTGCCATATTTGATAATCTTTTTAACATTTTGACCTTGTAAATCAAGCGTAGCAAATGGTTTCCATTGCTGCTTCATTAAATTTAATTCTAAAATTAAATTTGACCATTGTTTTTGTGTTATATTTTTACTTGTTATGGTTACTGTTTTCATTGTCTCCTTTCTTTAGAATCATTCTAAGGTAATAAGGGGCTTCCACTCTCGCATCCACCCCTCGTCCCTAGGGAACATTCTAACTCTGTTTATATGTCGGTGACTTAAATATTTTTAAGCTCTCCGCTTTTAATACTATTCTCTTTGGCTCTGGTGAGTTAAATAGTTTTGTTTCTTGTAACTCTACTCTTCTCACTGCTTCGAGGTGTCCGTCCATTGTTTCAATATAGATAGGACAATCAGATATGATTGTGCCTTTCTCATTGTTAGTGAACTTTCCTAGTATCTGTTGAAAATCTCTTATTCTCATCAATCCTCCTTACTATTATTCTTATTAATTCATACCACTTACGGCCCCACATCTCTCTTACATCTCCACTAGTTTTCCAATAAGCGTTAGCTATATTATCCAACCTTCTTTGGTCTTGTTTTATAATACTCATCTACCCTCCTTAAAAAGTTATGCATATGTTTCTGAAACTCCAAGCCTTCAATAACAAATTCTTGATAATAATTATCTTTGCTACACATCATAATCACACCCTTTGTAATTTTTGTGTTGAACAACATATTATGTGCCATTGCGTAAGCTGCTAACTGGAGACAATAATCTCCAATCCATTCTTTACGCTTTGGTTTGTTAGTTTGCTTGAAGTCTATAATAGCATCTTGGCCTTTGTGTATGCCTACTAAATCTGTTTGGCCTGCGTATAATCCTGGGTAATACAAAGTACACTCTGTGCCATAATATTCTGTAACATTAGATAACCCATTTTGGATAACTTGTAATGCCATATTGTGTGCTTGTTTACCTACATTGGTTTCGTCTAAATAACCTTGCTCCAGGATATACATCTCTAGGATCTTATGCATTGCTGTGCCTCTGGCGGCACTAGAAGCCACGATCCGCGCTGCATTGTCCTCTCCCTCCCTAGCGCGCCACTTGGCCAGCGATTCGCGTTTCTCGGCCGGCTGTGTGATGTCCAGGATAGTTGTAACACTCGGTAATTTTTCTTTATCAAACACATAGTGTCGTTTACCTTCTATCTTCTCTCGTTGAGTCTTAGGGTATTTATAACAGTTGTTTCTTTTCATTTTTTATTTCCCGTCATTATCTTTTTAAGAATTGTTGTCGTTGGATCTAATAAATCGCTAGGATCCATAGTCTTACTACAACCCGTTAATAGTATTAAAATAATTATAATTCTCATATTAATTTTTTACCTTGTTTTAAAGTTAAGTCTCCTACGTCTTTAGGTATAAACTCTACCTTACCAAAATGGGTCGATTGAGGTAAGTCTTTTTTATACCACGTAGGCTCCTCTAATTCATTTAAATTCCAGGCCCAATATGAACTATCATTGAATCTACATACATAACCCGGTATCTTATCTTCGACCTTAGCTTGATTAACTAAGAAGTCATATTTAATTTTTTCAATCAAAGAACCATCAAAGTCATTAGGTCCATACTTCTCTCTATTTTTTAACTCCATAATATAATTAGTATTTCTTACATCCATAGAACTATAAGATTCTTTTAATAATACAATAGGATCTCGACTAAAAATTTTTTCGTTAAGCTCTCTAATCATATTTCTCTGTGTCTGTTGCCAGCTCATTTCTTCTTACCTCTATAATCACTTAACTTAATAATATTAGTTTGATCCGTGGTAGTAGAATAATGATCTATAATTTGTGATATTTTATTTAATTTTACGTGAGCGTAGGGAAATAATAAACAAGACACGTGAAAGGCATCTCTAAAGCAACATCTCCATCGATATTGCATTTTATGCCCGTTTTTCCTAGGTTTTTTGCGTACTGTACCACATCCTAAAACACTGTGAACCCACTCTACTATAAATTTATCGGTCATAGAAATTTCCATAACGATACGCCAACATTCATAGCGATTAACTTTGTTACCTTTTTTCTTACGTTCAAAATATTTTTTGTAAGTAATACTTCCTTCTCCATCAAATAATCCAGCAATGTACGCTGCTTCATTAGTCGTCATTGTTACCTTTAAAAAATTTTTTACAATGTTCAGCAAACTTCTCATCGTCCAATTGATTAGAGAAAAGTTTTAGTATGGCTTTATAAGCGCCGCCGCCTTGGTATTCCATATCGTCAGTGGAGACACTGCGTCCAGTACTCTCCCCATCTGACGCCGAGAGTCGTTGCTCAGGCTTTGAAATGCCTTCATCGCTAAGGTCCAGGGAAACGCCTTTGGCAGGATTTGTACCCCTATCTCGGTCAATACTTTTTAATCTTAAAATTCTTTTAATCAGTTCAATCACTTCAACATCTCCAAATGAATATTTAAACCAGAACTTTTTTTAAATTGTTTTTGATTTTTAGTTAATACTCTATTAATTTTAGTTTTATCTTTTTTTCTATATGACTCGCTCTTTACATCTATAAGTTTTATATCTCCATTAGGATGCACAGCAACTAAGTCAAAAGGACTTTGAGGATCAGTTGACATAAAAACATAATAATTTTTTTGCATATATTTTACAGCAGCTTTGTACTCCATTATAATTCCTTTTTTACTTTTTTCTGACATATCCTGTGCCTTTCTCTCGATTAGCCCATCGCTTACGCCATGCAAAGCTATTCATCTTACTTCCAATAGATTCCATCCAAGACAAAGGTACATCTACAAATCTTTTATACTTTCTTTTTATAAGATCGATGGTATCAGGTATCGTTCTAATCATAATCAGCTTCTCCTGACGTTAAATCAATCCAACTATACTTATAACATAGTCTAGATAACAAATCCCATTTACCTGTTTCTCTACATTTCTTAGCTATACATTTTATTCTAAATGTTAATGCGTCTTTTCTTTTCATTTCTTTCTCCGTTTATGTCGGCCCATATACCATTCTCCTGGTTCATAGTCCCAACGTTTACCGTGATGGCCGCGTAGGTCTGCGTACCACATTCTTAATCTTACTATCCATTTTTTCAATGTCATATACCGCCAGTATTTCTAAACTGTTTTATTTGGTCTTCTATTTGTTTACTTAGTTTTTTATTATCAAGTCTCACTTTAATAAGTTCCTCTGTTAACATGTCGATATGCTGGTGTAAATATTTATTTCTCTCTATCCATATTTCTATCGGCACATCTGCATTTACATACTCTTCATGTTCACTCATAACTTCTTTCTTTGTAGCTTCATATAGTTCGTCTGTCACTTTTTCTTACCTCCTGTAAGTATTTGTTTTATTACTGTTCCTGTTGGATCAAGTAAATCACCTGGATCCATAGTTTTACTGCAACTTGTTAATGTCAACACCGCTATAATCATAACTAGGTTCTTCATCTATTTCTCCTGCTGATTCACATTTCATACATTGAATCGTTATTTTTTCACTTTCTGTTTGGTCTTTCCATATCCTTCGATATCCATTACCCATACATCTATCACAAATTTTACGCACCATTTGGAATCCATTTGTTTATTTTATCTTTTGCTTTTCGCAAAATATATCTTGGATCATATCCTGCCATTTGACATACAGAGCAAAAATCACCGTTAGCAATGTCCATCCATTCTAATGCTGATCTCATTTCTCCGTATGTTAAAGGCAAAGCATTATATTTTTTAGAGCATGCTTCATACACTCCTTGAGATAAAACAGCTTTCCATAACTTTTCTTCTGGTGTTAATTTTCGTTCTAGAAATACACCGCTATTTGCTAAGTCTGCCATTTAATTTTCTCGCTTTCTCGTTTACTAATGTTTTTACTACTTGACTGCGACTAAGTTTTACGTCGGGCGCAATTTTAGTTTGTAACTTTGTTATTGTCGAGTATGTTTCTTTGTCGACAGTAATGTTTTTGTACTTGCTAAAGTCAGTCATCTTATATAACCTTTCTGTTATTATATTTTTTCTTATTTATATAGGACATTAACTCAAAATATACAAGAGGTCAAATGAAATTTTTATTAGTTATGAAAGTATGTTCTGTTTTAGACGGAACCTGCTTACCTGAGAAAGAAGTGAGCTATCATGATACGTGGTTTGAATGTGCAAGAGCTGGCACAGTTGAAACATTAGTTTTAATGGATTCTATTGGTCAAGATTTAATAAATAAAAATAAGCTGTATATAACCTATGGTTGTAGGCATTATAAAGAAGCCTAGACTCCACCATCACCATCGCACATATAGCCAATAACTCTCTTTTTATTATACATGTAGTAGTAATGATTAGACATAAAAGTTTTCTTTCGTTTTTCATTCTGCACAACATTAGTTGTCCACCACGTATGACAGCTATCTTGTACTTCAAAACTTTCTAATTTTATATCGCCCCCGAATGTAAGATACATCAGGGTGATCATTATGGGTTTCACTAACGCCCCTGGCCTTTATATTTCTTAGGACGCTTTACTCCTGGTCCATACTTCTTTCTTATTCTTCCTGGTCTTTTTTTAGGTGTTCGCTTGTGGTAATTGCTTACCCCAAACATAGGTTTTTTCTTAGCCATCTTTTTCGTCTATTTCTTTTTCTCTTTGAATAAATTCTCTGTCTCTATCATCAAGTTTTAAATACTTAATAGATCCATTTACATATTGTCTAGTCTCTTCACCACACATTGTGCATTTGTAAAAATCTGTAACGATAGCTACTAATAAAGTATCTTCTTTACAGTGTGGGCATTCACCGTGCACCGTATCAATGTATCCAATTTTTATTGTTTTCATCCCGTCCATGGTAAATATTTAACTGATCCGTCTTCTCTTCTAGCTTTAAGCCATTGGTTTCTGTTGCCTTCTTTAGCATAACTACAATGGATCCATCCCGATGTTGGTTCTCCTTCACGGTAGAACTCAAGAATTCCCTGGTCTATATCTAAATTACTTTTTATCCAAATAGCTAAATCTAAATTATCTACGCCTGGTATTTCAAAGTCTGCTGCGGCTGCTCCATCGTCTGCAACATGTTGACTATTAACACTGCTACCGATTGCAATACATAATTCAGCACAACGAAATCCACTGGATATAATAAGTGGTTTGTCAAAATGAGAACGTATCGGTTGAAGTACATTTACTGCTAGTGCTTTTATATTTTCTATTTGCTGTGGGTTAGGGTTATTATTAATACCTTTTCTCTCACTAACCTGTGATTTACAAAGCTCGTCTAAAGTTATGTTCGCCGTTAATTTCATGATTTATTGTTTGAGACTGTAATATATTATTACACATACTGCAATAGATGCTATTATAGTATTTAAAGGTAAAAAAGGTTCCATTATTGTATGTGAATTTTTTTGATTGATTTTGAACCATCAATATTTAACTCAATTTCAGCTTCACCAGACCAGCATTGATATCTTACATTTTTACTGTACTGTCTCTCCGCCTCACGCTTGTGCTTCAAACAAGTTCCCATCGACTCTTGTATACGTGCTTCTTTAATATCTCCTGATACAAACATTAATAATCCTACAACAGCCTCTATCATTGTTTTGCTCCATTTCCGTTGTAATACATATCTCTGTTTTTATCTTTTAGTTCTTCAATATCTTCTAAAACTTTATCCATTTGTTTTCTTAAAAATTGTATATTTACTTTGTTCAATGCCATATTTTCAATATGCTTGTTTAACTTGTCGGTGGTCTTGTAAAGATCCTCGATCATCATGAATTGCTCAGAATCGGCGGGCAACGATCCCATTTCTCCTCTTGGCCATTTGATTCTAAACTCTGTATTTTTCTCAAGATCAGAACCCATAAGTTCTAATTTTGTAGAGTGTTGATTTAATTTTTCTACAATTCCAAAATAGCCCCACACGCCGATGGCGACGATTGTGATCAAACTAGCAACCGTCTTCATAGGCATCTGTACTGCCTGGTCTTCTCCGATTTTTAACGCCATAAACTACTTATCTAGACCAGCTGTAAACCAATCTATAAATCTGTTCCATAAACTTTTAACTTTGTCCCAAGCTTTGCAACAAATAATTTTACATTTTTTAATCATGTTTTTTCTCCTCAATTTCGTAGAAGAAGTTATCTGTGTCTTCAGTCTTCCACTTACTTGTATTTTCTACATTCCATTCAGATGTCTGTACTTTCCAATTGGGTGTTTCGTCTTTAACTGTAAAAGACGGTATATCCCATATACATCTATTGTTTGGCTGAGCCGCATAGTTCCCATCGTCTAGGGCTATGATATGTGCACACTTATGTTCGTGTGGGATCTCTGAATGATCAGTATCTAATATATTAGCTTCAGGATGAGCAAAGTCAACAGTAAATAGGTATTTACCATGATGCCATTTTTTATCTTTACCAATGTATTTACCGGCTTGTGCCTCTAAGATATCCCAAGTAGTAATAGCAGGATAATAACTAAAAGAGTTCCAAAGCTGTAGCTCATCAAGTCTACGTTTAGGAACATCTTCCGGTTTAAAACCTCTTTGAATAAACGCAGATATCGGGAGACGATAGTAGACAGCTCCATTTTCCATAATACAATGAAAAAGGATGGCACGGCCAGTAAGAGCCGACATACCAAAAATAATACAGTCTTCAACTTCACCATGATGTTTTTTAAGATCATAAAGATACTCTCTTTTTATTTGAGCGTACTCTACAGGAATGTTTGCGTTTAAATATGCCATAAATTAACCTCATTTTTTACAGTCTCCCCAGCTACTTCCTGTCAAACAATTAACTTTGTTTTTAATAAGTAAAGGAAGGGACTTTTCCATTACATTTTTTATTGTTTCTTTTTCTTTATCATCTTTTATAGATAAACACAATTCATCGTGAATTTGTATCTGAGGTAAAATGCCCCTCTCATACAATTGAACCATAGCTTTTTTTGTCATATCAGCTGCGGATCCTTGTATTAATCTATTCAAAGCTTTGTATGTGTAAGCTCTTTTAATTCCTGGTCCATGTTCCCTTAGCGCTTCTTCATGAGGCAATGCTTTATGCATACCGAATTGATTAGGCTCCCACAAATGAAACCTACACAATCGTCCCAAGAGAGTTCGAATTTGACCACGCTCTTGGGCACGATTGGAAGCACTATTCATTAACTGCTTAACGAAGGGAACTTTAGCGTGGTATTGATCGAACAATTCTACTGCTTTGTCTTTTGATACACCAAGTTCGGCCTGGAGTTTGGCTTTACCCATACCATAGAATAATCCAAGGTTAATTACCTTAGCCTGTGATCTTGGAATCTTTGCCATGTCTGCTACGACCTGGTGAAAGTCCGTTGACGTATCATTTTCATAATTATC